ACATCGAACCATCACAGTCCTCCGAGCACTTCAACATAACCCAATAGCGATTAGTTTTCGGACCACCATAACTTTTACCGTTATGTCTATCCACATCCAACTCACCAAGTTCCTCAAGAGCTGCAATCGCTCTAATCACTTGACGCTTTGAAACTCCAGCGTAAACCGCTAACCGGTCTATCCCCATCCATGCACCCTCATTCCAAGTTTCAGACATGTGCCAGGCGATTCCGATTAGCACTAACTTGTTAGATCCAGTTGCCTTTGAATGGTTCATAACCATTGCGACATCCCTAGCTGACATATTTGACCTCCGTGATTTGTGGTGTAAGTATTTTATCGGGACAGGTGGTTGTCCCTTTACGCTTAGGCGTTAGCCCTCCGGTGGATGAGCCTCTCTCTCTGCTGGAGGGCACTTTACTTCTTTAGACCGGTTGCCAAGTCTGCAATTTGTTGCAGAACATCAGGTGAGATACCCCTAGTAGCCTTAGCACGCTTGTAAATGCCTCGTAGAGCCTCGATGTCCCCTTTTTCATACTCTAGGTGAGCCGAAGCCATAAAGTCCTCTAGCGGGCTCACAGGGCTTTTTTGAGCATGTGCAGGTAATTCGTTACGAGTTGCGATTCGCTTAGTTGAAGTTCCTAGAACTGCTGAGATTGCTCGACCCCATGCTGAGGTTTCAGCGTTCATAACTTCGGAATCTCTCTTGAATGATGAAGTGCCTGGCACAGGTTCCCAAGCAGTTCCATGACCAGGTGTAAGATCATCTGGAGTTCTGTAAGCAGCTGCAGTATAGACAACCCATGACTTACCTGCAAACTCGATAAACTCGATTCTCACCTGCTGGAGTGAACCCTCTGGATGCTTCTCTTTGAATAGTTTTAGCCTCTCAGCCACGTCTACATATTCGTCAATACTAAAGCCCATGTCTAGCCTCTCTTAAACACAATAAATGGACCGCCAGAACCTCTGCTCTGGAGGGTTACTACCTTCTCACCTTCGAATGTTCCAACACGGATTCCATCCATCATGGCAAGCACTTTAGATTTCAACAGGGTTAGGCTTTCATCTGCTGAATCAAACTCCTCTTTCGCTCTCATTAGAGCAGGGTAAAGTTCCCCTAGTTCAATGTCACCGTCATAGATTCCCTCTGAGAGAGTTCTAACAGTTTCATAAGTTGATTTGGAGCCGTCCCATTCAGGTTCAGTTCTCAGTTCAATGCATGCTAAGAATTGCAGAGCCTTTTCCTCAAGTTCAGCTGCATAGTCAGCGTCATAAATAATTTCATGTTCAACCAAGTCACCGTTAGCAACAGCAACTAGAACACCACGCTTGAGACCTAGGACATGCAGATACCACATGACCTGATCTAAATAGTGAGGTGGTAGTTCATTCATCGGGTTGCGAGAGAACTTGACTTCCAAAATGCCTAGTGAACCGTCAGTCCATTCAATGAATGCATCAGGGTTAGCTTTAAACATCGGGTTTGCAACTGACTGCCAAGTGCCAGTGTTATGAGCTGTGAGCCAGTCTTTGTTTTCCTCAACCCAGAGGTCTTGAATAGGTTTCTCAAACGCTGTGCCTAATCGCATGGCCATAGATGGACCGGTGGATTCTCGAGGTAATTCGCCCAGGTATTCGTAGTAAGCGGTGTAGGCAGAACGCCAAGGGTTGTGACCCATAAGTGAGCCGATAAGTGAACCTGCTACGCCCTTACGAGCGTTATGCCATTCAAGGGAATCATGTTCAAAATAGCCGAGGAGTTTGGCAGAGCCAAGTGCCTCTATCTGGTGGTCGATAGTCATAGAACTACTCTATGGCATTACTCAGACTTATTGCTACTGCCCAGCGTGTCTTTAGGGTTGATGATTCTGATTAGAACTGGTATTGCTGAGATCCAAACCGTGTTAGCGACCACTAACCAGTCAGCTGCAGTGAACAAGAATGGTAACTTGCCAATAGCGAAAACAGCGGTTAGAGATGTTGCCAGGAGAGAGCGGAGATAACTTGAGAGAATCGGGTTCATTTACTTTCCAATCTTAGGTAGATACTTTAGAGGGTCCTCGACTGGCATGGTTGCCAGATGTTCTGATGGTCCACACATGAGGTGCAGATGAGGTCCTGAGCTCGTCCCAGAGTTACCGCTGTGAGCAATAACCTCACCTTGACGAACTTTCTTTCCAACTTTGACCTCAGCTTTGTCTAGGTGACAGTAAGCAAAAACTCTGAGCCGTCTATCATCCTCACCACCAACCCAGCATCGAAGTTCAACAACATGACCGAGGATTTTGGATTCATAGACTTTGACAATAGTTCCAGTGCCAACCGCTTTGAGAGGTGTTCCAACTGGCACAGCATAATCAACACCACGGTGAGGACCTAAACCCATCGCTTTACGTTGCTCAGAATGAGTGCCAAACAGATCAGTGATGTTAGCAGGACTAACTGGATGAAGTAGAGACATTACGGTGCCGTGGTTCCTGCAACAGCTACAACATCATCTACGTTGAAAACTTCGGCATCAGATGCAACTGAGATGAGCATATTGGTGTTGCTTGCACAAACAACATTTTCAACTTTTATATTCACCCATGGACCCGAAGCGGAGTGAGATAAAACAGTCTGCTTTGTTGCAGTTCCACATTGCATGACAACAGTTAGAGAACCAATGAAGTTAGCATTCTTTAGCCACAAACTGAGTGAGTAAGCCTGACCAATAGTTAGAACACCGGTACGAGAATAACTGGTATATGGAGCATCCTCACCGTATAGATAACTAACAAACATGCTCGCTGGTGATGAGTAATAAACAGCAGTGTCTCTTGAAACATCGCCAAACCAACCAGAGACATCCACAGCAAATGAACCATTCAGAACCAGGTCTCCGGCAGGTGCAGATGCAGTTTTGATTGAGCCGATAAGGCCCTGAGCAATTCCAACCATTATGTCAGACCGTTTCCAGAGATGATCCAGGTAGTGGAAGTTAGTTTGACGGCAGTAGCGATACCGAATGGTGCTAGAGTTCTGGAACCTGTAGTGCCTGGACCAGCGAGGTTCATGGTGTCTGTAGTAATAGCGATAGTCATTGTTGCACCTGATCCAGCGATAAATGTGACAGCAGAGCCGATAGGAAATGCCACAGATGAGTTCGCTGGAATGGTTACGGTTCTAGTTGATGAAGCATAAATGTGTTTTCCAGCGTCACCAATAACTAAAGTGTAGGAACCTGTAGTTGTAGAGTTCTGAGGGATGCCCATAAAGCCAAAGCCAGTTGCAGCTGTAGTCGTAGTTCCGTTTGGAACAGTTGAAATCCATTGAGTGTTGTAGTTTGTACTGTCAATCTTTGAGAGAACCTGACCCGCAGTTCCACCAGTAGGGACACCCTGACCGTTAGTTCCGTTAGTGCCATTTGTTCCATTGGTTCCAGCTGCACCTGTGGCTCCAGTTGCTCCAGTTGCTCCAGTTGCTCCAGTTGCTCCAGTTGCTCCCGCAGGGATACCAAAATCAAATACGGCAGCTGCAGATGTTCCAGAGTTAGTGATAGTTGGTGTAGAGCCAGCAGATAAACCAGTTACAGTTCCAACGGCAATAGTTGCTGAGGTTCCATTGGTTCCATTAGTTCCGTTAGTTCCAGCTGCACCTGTGGCTCCGGTTGCCCCTGTGGCTCCAGTTGGACCTGCTGGTCCCTGAGGACCAGTTGCCCCTGTTGCACCTGTTAGACCTGTAGGACCTGTTAGACCTGTTGCTCCTGTTGCCCCTGTTGCCCCTGTTGAACCTGCTGGACCTTGTGGACCTGTTAGACCTGTAGGACCTGTAGGACCTGTAGCACCTGTTAGACCTGTAGGACCTGTAGCACCAGTAGAGCCTGTAGGACCCTGAGAGCCAGTTGCACCTTGAGGCCCTGTAGCACCTGTAGGACCCTGCTCACCTCTAGCGAAATAAACTCTGGCATAAATTGAATCTGGAACTACAACTTTTACGATCATTTGACTATTTCTGGAGTTACTTCAACCTGCCCTCTAGCAAGTGTCAGCACCTTTCCGGTAGATGTTTGAGTAAGCTCTAAAGCCCAGACGTAATCAGTTTTAGTTAGCAGGGATGTCTGAGCAGGTGTTAGCGAGAATCGCACAGAGTTATCTGAGGTGTTCACGGTAGGAACGATGTCGATGATTGCAGCTATGGATGGATTCTCTCGAATCTGCAACTTAGCAGTCCAACCTGTTAGCGAGAATGCGACACCGTCAGCGTCAGTAGGGTAGAACGAACAGTCACCAGCCACGCTAGGGAATGTTGAACCAGCCAAGATAACTAGGTCAAATTGACCGTCAGTTACCGTGTAA